CGGCTCCGTGAATCTTCCCGAACTCTTTAAGAGTAAACTGACTGGAGTCAACACGACTACCATGCTGACGGGTATGGGAGTCACAGGTGTAGTGACGACTGCATATTTGGCAGGTCGTGGATCGTACAAGGCGGCTCAGCTCATCGAGCGCGAGGAACAGCGCCGGATTGCCACAGCCATGGACCCTTCCAAGGAAGAGCCCAGGATGACGACGGGAGACAAGGTCAAGCTCGTATGGCCGCTCTACGTCCCAGCGGTAGGTGTAGGTAGCACCACGATTACCGCCATCATCATGTCAAACCACGCAGCATCCAAGAAGATCGCTGCTCTGACAGTCGCTTCAGGTATATCCGAGCGAGCCTTGCAGGAGTACAAGTCGAAGGTGCTGGAGAAGATCGGGGAGAACAAGGAGATGGCGATCCGTGACGAGATCGCTCAGGATCGTGTGAACAGGACTCCTCCGACTCAGGGCAATACTCAGGTGATCATGGCAGGGGATAGCGAGGTTCTCTGCTTCGACATGATGACCGGCCGGTATTTCATGAGCACGATGGAGAAGATCAGGCAGGCTGAGAACAAGATCAACTACGAGCTTGTGAATCACATGTACGCAAGCCTGAGCTCGTTCTACGACGAGATCGGTTTGGCTCCGACGCCATATTCCGACACGGTCGGCTGGAACATCAACGAGCCTCTCCGAATTGTCATCTCCACGGTTCTGTCTCCCGACAACAGGCCGTGCCTCGCAGTGGACTTCTCGGTTCCGCCAATCGCTGAATACGCTCGCCTCTGGTAGAAAGGATAGCTGTTGCTCAAGAAGACGGTTACCTATACGGACTTCAATGATGAAGAGATTACGGAGGACCTCTTCTTTCATTTGTCTCAGGCTGAATTAGTTGAGATTGAACTGGGGTATCAGCCTGATGGATTGGCTGTGGCTTTCCAGAAGATGTTGGATTCGCAAGATGGTAAAGCTATCGTCACTGCATTCAAAGATCTCATCTTGAAGGGCTATGGGAAGAAGTCAAGTGACGGTAAGCGGTTCATCAAGAACAGCATTATCCGTGAAGAGTTCGAATCGTCCAAAGCATGGGACGTCATATTTATGGAATTGGTCACGGATCCGGATAAGATGAACGAATTCATTATTGGAATCGTTCCTACGGAGATGGCTGCCAAAGCTGAAGAAGTTATCAAAGCTGGTGGTGAGATTCCGAAACCTGAGCCAAAACGTCTCACTATGAAAGAAGCACGGGAGTATCCAAACGGCGAAGAACTCACTGAGAAGATCATCGCTGGAGAGATAGTGATTGTAAATGATCTTGAGTAGGGTCTCACCGTTGGGGGGACTTGCGATCGGCAATGATGCCTATGCGCTCAGTCTTAAACAACAGCTCATACCCCTGTCATGTGCCCTCATCTTCGCAGAGAAAACATGCCGTATAACGAGACCTCACATCTACTTTAGGAGTAATTATGCTTACGTCAGATAAGATCAAATACGCCAAGATGGCAGCCCAGTTGATCACTACGATCGGCGTGGGGAAGGTTACTCGCGACATCATCCAGAACAACACTACTGTTGAAACCACTGCAGACGCAGCCAAGGTTTGGGCAGGTAGCTTTGTGATTGGAGGAATGGTCGCCGAGCAAGCTTCCGCACACGTCGACCGTCGGATCGATGGACTTGTCAATTGGATTGAAAGTCGAAAGACGGAAGAGAAGCTCGAGTACAAGTCGGATCGATAAATGGAGGCACCTAACCGGTGCTTTCATTTTCTTTTTCTAAACTGAGGAACATATGGAAATCCCGGATTATCCGCCTAACAGCGATGCGAGTAAAAGAGCAGCACTAGAAGACAAGAAGATTGAACGCGTTACTTCGGATGATCCAATTCGGAGAAAGAAGTCTATCGGTAAGCAGTTCAAAGAGACTTTCATCGGTGGTGACGCGAGAAGCGCAGTTCGATATTCCGTGTTCGACATTCTGCTGCCCGCAGCAAGGGACATGGTCGTCGAATCGATTTCTCAAGGATTCGAGAAACTCATATTAGGAGATTCTTCTCGACGCAGAGGAGCTCCGCCGCCTCAATCTGGACCCACCGGCTATGTCAGTTACAACCGATATTCGATGGGGAACAGGTCATCGGGTCCGCAGCGAGTGATGAGTCGTCAGGCTCGGTCTCGTTTCGATTTCGATGAGATCGTTCTGCAGTCACGTGCAGAAGCAGAAGAAGTGATTGATCGTCTATTCGAGGTGGTGAGCCGTTATGGAACCGCGTCTGTGGCAGACCTATATGAGCTTGTTGGTATCCACGGCTCCCACACTGACAACAAGTGGGGATGGTCGGAACTCCGTGGTGCAGGAGTTTCTAGGGTTCGTGGAGGATATTTACTGGATCTACCTGATCCTCAGCCCCTTGATTGATCATGGACATAGAAGCGATACGGTCGATAGTCAAGTCTCTGTATCCCAATGAGACTTGGGCAGCAAGAGTAGACAGTATGCCCGACGATCGGGTGTACGCGATATACATGGACTATAACGAGACAAAGAATCAAGTATCAAAAAACCCGCCTACAGAGCAAACCCAAGGTAAGCTTTTTTAAAAGGAGATAATAATGCAGTTAGTTTCTGGGGCGATCGGCCGACAGATTGCCCGTCAAGCATTGAAGGTTGAAAAGAATTCGCCAGCGATCCTGTTTGGTGCAGGAATCGCCGGTGTAATTGGTAGTACAGTTCTAGCTTGTCGAGCTACGTTGAAGCTCGAGGAAGTCCTGGACGACGCTCAGGACAAGATCAAGACCGCGAAGACTCTTCAGCACAGAGAGTACACCACTAAGGATCGTGACAACGACGTCCGCATCATCACGATTCAGACCGGCGTGAAGATTATCCGTCTCTACGCTCCGGCGATTGTTCTCGGAAGTGCTTCCATCGCGGCTCTGGCTCAGTCTCACAACATTCTGTCGAAGCGAAACGCCGCACTAACTGCTGCATACGCCGCTCTTGAGAAGGGATTTGCTGAATACCGTCAGCGTGTGGTCGACAAATACGGCGAAGAAGAAGACCGTAACTTTCGTTATGGATCTCGTGAGGTCGACGTATTACAGGATGGAAAAAAGAAGACCGTTGTCCGTGTGGGTGATGGTGAGCCTTCCATTTATGCTCGATTCTTTGATCCTCTATCGCCGTCGTGGAACAAAGAACCGGAATACAATCTCATCTTTCTTCAGTGTCAACAGACTTACGCAACTGATCTCCTGAGAGCTCGGGGGCATGTCTTCCTGAATGAAGTCTATGACATGCTCGGGATTCCCAGGTCCAAGGCTGGGTCCGTCGTCGGATGGATTATCACCGATGGACAGGTGGTCGACGCTTATGTCGATTTCGGTATCTTCGATGGAACAGATCACAACGTCAGAGATTTCGTGAATGGCCGTGAAGGTTCGATTCTTCTCGATTTCAATGTTGATGGCGTAATTTACGACAAAATTGATACCCCCGTGGAGGGCTTGTCATGGCAAATGAGCAACTAATCGAAGAAGCAGCGGATCAGATCGAAGATGTGGCTGTCAAGATCGAAGAGGTCGCGGACGCAACTCGTCGTCTAACGGGGAGAGAATTTGGTTTTTTCTTTGCCGGGATAGGAGTTGGCGTTGCCGCGGGATTTGCTGCGGGTTATTTCATCGCGGAGCATCGTCTGAAGACGAAGTACTCCAAACTTGCCAATGATGAGATCTCGAACATCCGTGAACACTACTACAAGAAGGAGATTGCGCGCCAGAGAAAGCCTCCTGTCGATCAGGTAGTCGTAGTTGAAGAGGAAAGGAATGAACATGGCTACACGCAGAAAGAGCAAGAAGCAATCGACGAGGTTAATCGACTATATCCTGCCGACGAGGAAAAGGTCGAGGAGAGAGTTGAAATCAAAGAGACGGCGTCGCAGGTAAACGTATTCAAAGAGTACGCAGCAACTGATGAATGGGACTACGAAGTTGAGTTGAGACGGCGAAGCAAAGACGTCCCTTACATCATCCATGTAGACGAGTTCAGGCAGAACGAGCCTAGCCACGATCAAGTCACTTACACGTATTACGAAGTTGACGATATTCTGGCGAATACGAGAAACATGCGGATCGAGGACATGGACGAAGCCATCGGTCTGGGTAATCTCGGTCGTTGGGGACACGGCTCGAAAGATGAGAACATCGTCTATATTCGCAATGAAGAGATGGGCATGGACTTCGAGATCCTTCGTGATCGTGGAAGCTATGCCGATACGATTTCAGGAACCATTCGTCATTCGTCTGAGGTGAGAAGGCGACGACCTAATCGAAGGTTCGACGATGATTAGGCAAGCTGAGTCCACTGAAGAGGAGTATTTTCAGTGGCTGGTATCTCAGATCCAGATTGCTCAGAGTGACAATAGGCCTAAAACGTACCATGAACTGTTCGAACGACTTCACAACAAGGAATTCGTTTGGATCATCCCCAACGATGACAATCGTGTCGCGGACGGCTTTGATCTCAGAGCCGAGTTCTTGAGAGGGAGTCACTATACATTTCCATTTGGGGTCTCAGTCCTGGAAGTGATAGTGGCTCTCTCTCGGCGGTTGGAGTTCAATGCCGAAGGGCCAGCTCGAGAATGGGCATGGCAGCTTATAAAGAATCTCAGGTTGCACAAAATGGCCGATCCTCTTTCTTTTCAGAAAGGGAGACGGATCGACGAAATCCTCGATCGTCTTATCTGGAGGACATACAAACCAAACGGAGTCGGTGGATTCTTTCCACTGAAAGACACGGATGAGGATCAAACGAAGATCGAGATCTGGTACCAGATGAGTGCCTACATCATAGATCTTCGAGGCTTGTGAGAGAGAGATCAGATGGGAGATGAATGGATTTCTATCAGATCCTAACCAGAGAGACGAAAGACAAGAGTCTGGAATTGTATCCGGATTTCATCGTCGGTCGTTCTCAGGATCTGATGGTTCAAGGCCGTTCATTCTACGCTATTTGGGACGAGGAAGTGGGGCTCTGGTCCCGAGACGAATACGATGTGCAGAGACTGGTCGATGAGGATCTGCAGCATGAAGCTGAAAGTCTATCTGCTCGAACCAATGTGCCTATCAAGGTCAAGTTCTTGCGTTCATTCAACACCAATGCCTGGACGCAGTTCAAGAAGTTCATGGCACAGATAAGTGACAGCAGTCACCAGCTAGACTCAAAAGTTACCTTTGTTGATGATGAGGTGAAGAAGACTGACTACGTCAGTCGGAGACTACCTTACGCCTTGGAGCAAGGCGATATCTCAGCTTGGGATGAACTTGTTGGCGCGTTATATTCAGTAGAAGAACGGGCTAAATTAGAATGGGCAATCGGATCCATCGTAGCAGGAGATTCGAAGAAGATCCAGAAGTTCCTGGTTCTGTATGGGCCTGCAGGATCAGGAAAGTCGACAATACTCAATATCATTCAGAAATTGTTCGATGGGTATACCACGACTTTTGACGGGAAAGCTCTTGGCAGCAACAATTCATCGTTTGCCACGGAAGCTTTCAGACACAACCCGTTAGTCGCCATTCAACATGATGGCGATCTATCAAGACTGGAAGACAACACTCGGCTGAATTCAATCATCTCGCATGAGCAGATGAGTATGAATGAGAAGTACAAGCCGAGTTACACATCAAGAGCTGATGCAATGCTCTTCGTCGGGACGAATCAGCCGGTGAAGATCTCAGATGCCAAGTCAGGAATCATTCGCCGGTTGATCGACGTCCATCCTACCGGAGTGCGTATTCCGGTAAGGCGCTATAACACGCTCATGAGCCAGATCGACTTCGAGCTAGGGGCTATCGCAGCTCACTGTCTCAAGGTATATTTGGAGATGGGCAGGAACTACTACAACGATTATAGGCCGTTGGAGATGATGTTGCAGACCGACATCTTCTACAACTTCATCGAAGCACACTATGATCTATTCAAAGCTCAGGATTGTGTAACTCTAAAACAGGCTTATACCTTGTATAAGGAATTCTGTGCTGAGAGCGGGATAGAACGTCCACTGCCTCAGTACCGAATGCGAGAGGAGCTCCGCAACTACTTCGACATTTTCATGGATAGGGGAGAAGTGGAGGGCGAACGTGTTCGTAGCCTCTATTGCGGATTCAACGCAGACAAATTCAAGACGCCCAAGAAGGTCAAAGATTACCATGCATATTCTCTGGTCATGGAGGAGACCGAGTCATTATTTGACGAGAAGTATGCCAATCAACCTTCGCAAATGGCGACTGAAGACGGTGTTCCAGAACATAAGTGGTCGAGTATTGATACGAGACTAATAGACATTGACACGTCTAAAATTCACTTTGTAAAGGTACCCGAAAAACATATCGTTATCGATTTCGACCTAAAGGACCAGAACGGATACAAAGCACTTGAGCGAAACCTTGAAGCAGCCAGCGCTTGGCCAGCGACGTATGCCGAGCTCAGCCAATCGGGTAAAGGAGTCCACCTCCACTACGATTACAAAGGAGACGTCACTGCATTATCGAGTACGTACTCTGATGGGATCGAGGTCAAGATATTCCCGGGGGACGCATCGCTTCGCAGAAAATTGTCGAAGTGTAATGCGGTCCCTATCGCGGAGATAAGCACCGGACTTCCGCTCAAACCTAAAAAGGAGAAAATGCTCAAGGCCAAGACTATCACCAGCGAAAAGGGCCTTAGAGATCTGATTGAGCGGAATCTGAAGAAGAAGATTCATCCAGGGACCAAACCATCAGTCGATTTCATAGCTCATATTTTAGAAGAAGCACATGAGTCGGGAATGGAGTATGACGTCACTGACATGCGGCCTAGGGTTTTGGCTTTTGCTAACAACTCGACCCATCAGGCCGCGAATTGCATAAAGACAGTCCAGACGATGAAGTTCAAGTCAGAGGGAGAAATCGAATCTGACGCTGTCGTTGAAGTGACGGATGATCGTATAGCGTTCTTTGATGTGGAGGTCTACAAGAACCTATTCATCATCTGTTGGAAGTTTCGCGGGGATGACACAGTAGTTCGCATGATCAACCCAAAGCCCCATGAGGTTGAAAAGCTGTTCAGACTGAAGCTGGTCGGGTTCTACAATCGCAGGTATGACAATCATATTCTCTATGCCGCCTCACTGGGTTACGACAATGAGAAGTTGTTCAGACTCAGCCAGAAGATGATCGTCGACAACAACAAGAATGCCCCATTCGCAGCAGCATACAACATCTCCTATGCGGATATTTGGGATTTCAGTACTCTCAAACAGGGGTTGAAGAAATTCGAAATCGACCTTGGCTTACACCATATGGAATTGGACCTTCCGTGGGAGGATCCAGTCGATGAGAAAGACTGGCCAAGAGTCGTCGAGTACTGCGTCAATGATGTGCGGGCCACTGAGGCAGTATTCGAAAATCGCAACCAAGATTTCGTTGCGCGTCAGATCCTTGCCGAACTGAGCGGTCTGACCGTAAACGACACTACCCAGAAGCACACAGCGAAGATCATATTTGGAGACGACAAGAATCCCCAGCGATACTTTGTCTACACGGATCTGAGCAAGGAGTTTCCTGGGTACAAGTTCGAAGGTGGTAAGAGCTCATACAAGGGTGAAGATCCAGGAGAAGGCGGTTATGTCTACGCCGAACCAGGTATCTACAGCGATGTCGCTTTGCTGGATGTCGTCTCAATGCACCCTAAGAGCATCGAGATTCTGAATCTGTTCGGTCCTTACACGAAGAAGTATGCCGCTCTCACAGAAGCTCGTGTAGCGATCAAGCACCAAGATTACACCAGAGCTCGTACTCTGCTCGACGGTAAGCTCGCTCCATTTCTTGAAGGTGCCGAGGATCACAAGGTAGACAACCACGGGAGCGAATTGGCATTTGCTCTTCGAATTGCGTTGAACATCGTCTACGGCCTGACATCGGCCAAATTCGACAATCCGTTTCGTGACATCCGGAATGTCGACAACATCGTCGCCAAGCGTGGCGCTCTCTTCATGATCGATTTGAAGAACGACCTAGTCAAGTTGGGCCATACTGTCGCACATATCAAGACGGATTCAGTAAAGATCCCGAACGCAACTTCACAAACAATCGTCGATGTAAAGACCCTCGGCTCTATGTACAAATACGAGTTCGAACACGAAGTCACCTACGACAAACTTTGTCTTGTGAACGATGCGGTTTACATTGCTAGAAAAGGCGATGAATGGACAGCCGTAGGATCTCAATTCCAACATCCGTACGTGTTCAAGACACTGTTCTCCGGTGAAGAACCAACTTTTGATGATCTATGTGAAGGTAGAACGGTTGTACAGGGAACTATGTATCTCGATAAGGAGGAGCACGATAAGGATGAAACCCTTGTTTATCGCAATATGCGCCATCTTGGGCGCACTGGCCGTTTTGTACCTGTTGTTGAAGGGGGCGGAACGCTCTACCGTGTCAAAGACGACAAATTCTACGCGGTAACAGGCACAAAAGGCTACAAGTGGATTGACGCCGAGATTGCCAAAGCTCTGCCAGATCTCAAAATCGACATGTCATATTTCGAGAAGCTGAAAGACAACGCTATCAAGGCCATTGAACAGTTCGGCTCCTTCGAGGAATTTGTGAAATGATTATTAAATGCCCTAAATGTAAAATTGTGGGAGGCCTCGTACCCATAGGTTCAGGTCGTTATCAATGCAAATCATGCGGGAGGATTATCAAAGATGCCTCAAGATAATACAGTTCTTATGGAGGGCGTCCGGATCATATTCAGGAACTTTGCGGGAAAGGAAGGCCAATATAATAGAGAAGGCGATCGAAACTTCGCAGTGCTTCTTGATGATACTGTGGCTAGCACCCTCGCCGAAGACGGATGGAACGTCAAATGGCTCAAGCCACGAGAAGATGACGACGCGGAAGAACCCGCACAAGCGTATCTTCAAGTGTCAGTCAATTTTAAAGGACGCCCGCCGCGCATCGTGCTCATTACTTCACGAGGACGGACGAATCTAGATGAGAGCTCGGTGGAGATGCTGGACTGGGCTGACATTCAGAACGTCGACTTGATAGTCAGACCATACGAGTGGGTAGTGAACAACAAAACGGGTATCAAGGCATATCTTCAAAGCATCTATGTGACGATCGAAGAGGATGCGCTGGAGAAGAAGTACGCCGAGTTGGATCAGGCATGAGCACTACAGCGTTCGTTATATTTCAGATCTTCAGTTGTGTAGTTTGTTTCTGTCTAGGTTATTGGCTTCGTAAACGTTTCCGTAGACGCTGATGGTTCTCGAAGCCATCGTTGTCGCAATAATAGTTCTGGTCAGTATCTCCTTTGGATATTTCCTTGGAGCGACTCGTAATCGAAACGAATAGGATATGGAAAGAACCTCTATCACGAACAAGTATGTCCGCAAGCCTCTCTATGTAGATGCGGTTCAAGTAACTGAGCAGAATTTTGCCGACATCGCCAGATGGTGTTTTGGTGAGATCGGCAACATCGACGACTCCCCCGTCGATATGTCCCAAGACGTTCAGCCTAACAAGCAGTATATCCATGTGAGGGTTCACAACCCCAAGAATTCCCGTCAAACGAAGGCGTTTGTGGGAGATTGGATTCTGTATACTGAACGTGGCTACAAGGTCTACACAACCAAGGCCTTCCAGGCCAACTTTGACCTTGTGGGGAATAGTTAGGAGGTGAAAATTTGGGGGAGCAGGACGACGGCCAGAAGGAAAACTCACTCGTGGAGATCAAGCAGTATCTGTCCACGCCTGAGAATCCTCTTTCGACGAAGGAGTTCCAGGAGTTTTGGAGCACTTTGACTGAGGAGGAGAAGCACGAGTTCAAGACGACTGAACTCAAGTAGCTTATATCGGGGGCTTTCTGAGTGTGATTACCCGACCACCAATCTGCGACTCTCAAACCCGGTCACGCGAGTTGAGGGGAGTGCCGATACTGGACACCGGTGGCAACCAGATCCAGTATGACTAGGCAGCTCAGAACTTATTTCCCTTACGAAAGGAATGAGCTCATTACTTTTCTCATCGCAAGTCTAGCTTTGGCGATACCGACATTCAGTTCAACCCAACCGGTATTGGTGCACCCAAAGCCAAAACATCATAAGCATGTGGACAAGCGGTTAGCAATAGTAAGACCTTGGAACAGTAAACTTGACCGAATGGCCTACTGTGAAAGTACCAACCGATGGTTTATCAACACAGGAAACGGCTTTTACGGTGGGCTCCAGTTTACGTTGGAGACGTGGCATTCCGTAGGAGGGATTGGTTACCCGAATTACAACAGTATACTCGAGCAGAAATACCGTGCCGTTCTTGTTCATGACAGAGCTGGCACTTGGACGAGGGATTGGCCTGTTTGTGGATATCGTTGAAATGGAGTGAATAATGGCCGTAAGTAATTGGGCGGTTGTCGAGCGATCCGATTTCGCTGACGGGACACATCGCGAGGTACGTATGAGTCCGACTGGGCTTGTGTTAGTAGAGGATCGTCTGTACGACGGGACGTTCCGCGCGACCCGAATCACCGTAGATGGGCGCGTTCTTCAAGAGTTCGGCAATACATCGACCGAAGCTTGGCGAAAGACGCAGAGGGCAGCGAATGCCTAAAGTGGCCGAGACCTCCAGGTAAAGGGTGAGGGGAGTCAGTGAAAGCCGGGGGGCACGTCCTTAACGTTCGCCGACGTCCGGATAGCTGACGGAGGATTCATAACCTACCTGCCACTAAAGTTTCTCCGGGTTCATCTAAACTCAGGATGGACGAATTCGCAATACCGGAGAAAGGGGTATGGTGTTAGGCGTCTTGAACCGCCAGTTCGCGCTTGGCATCATACCCCAAAGATTCGACGTTTCTCTGGGCAGGGGCGCATACCAGAGAAAGGGATGGGCATCCTGGCTAAGATGGCTGGGGTGTCCATCCCGGGGGCCAATCATGTCTTATATTTTTCGGAGGGATAATGGAATACGATTCAAGACCAGACACATATCAGCACATGGGAATGGTTCGAAGTTATCTGCTGAGCGTAGCGTTCGAACTCATATTACGAGGCGACAACCACGATATCTCGAAACTGCAAGAGCCAGAACTGTCGGTGTTCAATGTGTACACGCCCAAGTTGCGCGAGACCACGTACAACAGCGATGAATACAATCAGTATCTGGACGAGATGACCAAAGGACTGATACATCACTACGAGGCCAACGATCACCATCCCGAGCATTTCGATGGTGGCATCCACGATATGGACCTGATTCAGCTGATAGAGATGTTGGCTGATTGGAAAGCCGCGACTCTCAGACACAATGACGGAGATCTGGGAAAATCGATCTTACAGAACGCTGAGCGATTCGGCTACGACGAACAGATGCAAGACCTGCTACTTCGAACGGCGGATAATCTCGGATGGTTATAACGATAAAGACTTCAACGGTCAGACTTGATCCCAGCCTTATGGTGTATCAAGTGGAAATAGAATGTAGGGGTAAGATTTGGAGAGAGACTCACGGATCAAGAACTGAACTGGCAAATTTCCTGCGAGGATTTGAAGCGGGGTTCAATATGGGTACTGACGGATTTGCCAGGTTGCCCCTGATACCCAATCATTCAGACGAATCTACGGATGCGTATACCAAGGATCCAGAATGCCCAGGATCAAATACCTGAAACCGAGGGGCTTTCGTGATTGTCCCGTCTGTGGACTTAGGGAAGGAATGGTTTATTGTCGGAGATGCCATGGACCTAGAAAGTGGCTTAGAGAAGGACCTGCAGCCCCACCAACGCGAAGCATTGCGGAAGCTAAGGAATGGGTCTATTCTGTGGGGCGGGGTAGGAACTGGAAAAACTCGAGTCGCCGTCGCTTATTACGTAAAGCACGAGGCTCCTAAGAACATAGTCGTGATCACTACGGCCAAGAAGCGTGACTCACTTGACTGGGATCGGGAGGCCGCTCACTACGCCATCAGTCAGGACGAGAGTCACACGTATCACGGGGTCATGTTCGTCGACAGCTGGAACAACATAGCCAGATGGGAGGGGATGAAGAATTGCTTCTTCATATTCGATGAGCAACGCGTTGTCGGGTCCGGAGCGTGGGTACGATCCTTTATCAAAATCACTAAAAACAACCGGTGGATTCTCCTTAGCGCTACGCCGGGGGATACTTGGATGGATTATATACCCGTGTTCATCGCCAACGGGTTCTACAAGAATCGTACTGCTTTCATCCGCGAACATGTTGTCTACTCACCATATGCAAAGTTCCCCAAGGTACAGAGATACCTAGGCGTAGCCAAGCTGAACAGGCTCCGTAACGAAATACTGATCCACATGCCATACGTCAAGGAGACGATCAGGCACGAGAAGACGGTATTCGTGGAACATGACGAAGTTCTCCTGTCCAATGTGATCAAAACTCGGTGGAATCCGTACGAAAACAAGCCGATCCGGGACATCGCGGAGCTTTTCATGGTGATGCGTAGGGTCGTCAACAGTAATGGAAGCCGTCTAGAGGCCGTCAGAGAGCGTCTAAGCCAACATCAGCGCTTAATAGTGTTCTACAACTTCAATTACGAATTAGACGCTCTACGGGCCTTAGAAGACGTCACAGCGGTGGCTGAGTGGAACGGACACAGGCATGATGAGGTCCCAAAGACCGATTCTTGGGTGTATTTGGTCCAGTACATAGCCGGATCCGAGGCTTGGGAGTCCACTGAGACGGATGCGATGCTGTTTTACTCCCTGACTTACTCGTTCAAGCACTGGGAACAGGCCCATGGCAGGATCGACAGAATGAACACTCCGTACACCCATTTGTACTACTACGTTTTACGGTCAAAAACGAAAGTGGATTTGGCCATATGGCGCTGTTTGAAGTCAAAACGGAGCTTTAATGCGAATTATTACGACGAAAAACTGGAGTGATTTTTGGGGTGATTTTGGGGTGATTTTTAGGCCTTTTTCAGATTTGGCCAAAAATGGCCACAAAATTTTGAGACGAAATCCCTGCAAATCCCACATTTCTTACAGTTCTTGGTCATGCCCAAATATTTCCTAAAAACTTTTCTGTACGCGCGACTTTCAATATATATTTTATAATAGACATTGAGATCACTCAAAATGAAAAAGTTTTTGAAAAATTTTTGGGCATGGGTTTTTCGCAAGGTTTGGACCACCTCCGCAAGGCAGTGCTTGCCCAAGAGCAGTTTAAAAAAGACAGGAGAAAGCAATTGATTTGGGCTATAACTCGTGAGCCGGACGATAAATTGGCTGATGTACGTATTTCTTTGGGTCTGAAAAGCGATATAGGCGCTTATATGGTCTTCAGAGGCGATCCTGAGGTAGTTGTCCAGTTTTTGGCTGAAAGCCTCTCAGAAGCCCGGAGAACGCTTCCTAGAGGCGATTATACGGACCATAGGGGAAGACCACAGGGCTAATGGACGAACAATGGAGGCATATAGAAGGTTTTCGTGGGTACAGCGTGAGTGATTGGGGTCGTATACGATCTGACAAATCTGGAAGAATCTTGGTACTCAGCCAGAATCAGTATGGGCTCGTCTATGTGGGAATGGTGAAGAACAAGATCCAGTATCACAGATCCGTTCCACTTCTGGTCGCTTCGGCGTTCATTCCGAACAATCTCGAGCCATTCGACACTCCCATCAATCTGGACGGAGACAGATTCAATAATCATGTGGACAACTTGGTATGGCGACCAAGATGGTTCGCAATTAAATACAACCAGCAATTCAAATGGCCGTGCGCAAGTCCTATCGAACGTCCCATTCAAGATCTGAAGACAGGGGAAGTTAGCGATAATTCGTTCGAGTGCTCGATTAGGTACGGAATTCTGGAGTCGGATTTGATTCAATCCATATCGAGTCGCACGTTTGTATGGCCCACTTATCAACAATTTGCAGTTCTATAAGAATAGACATTACTGCGCATATTATTCGTGGATTATAACGGAAGGGGATAGAAGATCCTTTTTCATTTTTCTACATGCGAGGTAATGTATGTGACCGAAAATCAGTATCAAGCTAAGCTGATAAAGAAGCTTGAGCGTATGTTTCCGGGCTGTGTGATTTTGAAGAATGACTCTGGTAGCAGACAGGGCATTCTTGATCTCACTCTTCTTTACAAGGATAGGTGGGCTTCGCTGGAAGTCAAGCGTTCTGCAATTGCCGCTGTTCAACCTAATCAGGATTATTACGTTAGACAGTTAGACGAAATGTCATTTGCAGCTTACATTTATCCAGAGAATGAAGAGGAGGTTTTGATTGCGCTTCAACAAGCACTTGAACCTCCAAGGCGAACACGCCTTCCTAAGTCCAAGCCAGTATCACTGGGTCAATTACACGCCTAACAGATTAGCTGAACGCTGGACCACGGCACAGGCTGCTGCTTATGGCATTGCCCAACATGCATACGCTCAAGCAGAAATTCAAGCAGGCAGACTATCGGATCATGTCGGTACGTTGGGCATTTACATCAACGATGCGATTCGATACAGGATGACCTGTGAGCAAGTTCTCTATTACTCAGAGAATTGCTTTGGCACTGCTGACGCAATTTCGTTTCGTTACAACACTCTTCGAATTTTTGACTTAAAGACTGGAGTGATCGCAGGGTCTGTTCACCAACTTGAAATCTATGCTGCTCTGTTTTGTCTTGAGTATGACAAGGATCCATTCAAGATAAACATCGAGCTTCGAATTTATCAAGATAATGAGGTGGTAATCTATGACGCAGATCCAGAAGACATAATGTTCATCATGGAAAGAATCCAAGAGTTCGATAAGCAGATCAACCAACTAAGACTGGAGGAGGAGTCATGAGCGTAGTTCTCAACGATGATAATTATCTCGAGCATTACGGCATCCTTCGACGGTCTGGTCGTTACCCTTGGGGATCTGGTGCTTCGGAGAGTACACGTAACAGAAGTTTTCTAGATGTGGTAGACATGCTCAGGAAAGATGGATTGTCTGATACCGAGATTGCACGTGGTTTCGGCATTACGACAACACAGCTTCGTGCGGCAAACTCTATTGCGTCTGCTCAGCAGAGACAAGAGAAGATTCTTCAAGCTCAGAAATTGCATGACAAAGGGTTGTCCAATGTTGCCATTGGGCAACGCATGGGTCTCAACGAATCTTCTGTGCGTTCACTTCTAGCTCCAGGTGCTCTGGACAAGGTAACCGCTAATCAGACTACTGCCAACATGTTGAAGCAGCAAGTCGATCAGAAGAAGTATGTCGACATTGGAGCTGGTGTCGAGCATCATCTTGGTGTTACTGAAACCAGATTGAAGAACTCCATTGCGATTCTGCAAGAGCAAGGTTACCCAGTTCATGTCATTCATGTCAGACAAGCTACAGGTGGTGGAGATAAGTACACTGCCGTAAAGGTGTTGGCAAAACCTGGAACTCCGCTTTCCGAAGTGCAACGCAATCGTGCTGAGATAAAGCAGATCACCGATTACTCAGAAGATTATGGTCGTTCTTACCTCAAGTCTCAGCCTCCGCTTAATGTCAGTGCTCGACGAATTGGCATTAACTATGCTGAAGATGGCGGCGCTAAGGCTGATGGTGTCATCTATGTTCGACCTGGTGTGAAAGATCTTTCTATTGGAAATTCCAGTTATGCACAAGTCCGTATCGCAGTTGATGGTACGCATTACTTGAAGGGCATGGCTGTATACAAGGATGACCTGCCGCCTGGCGTTGATCTAGTATTCAACACTAACAAGTCGAATACTGGTCGTAAGAAGGATGCCATGAAAGAATTGTCGACTGATCCAGATCTTCCGTTTGGATCAATCGTTCGGCAAATTCATGGGCCAGATGGCAAAGTCACGTCCGCAATGAACATTGTGGGCAGTCCTGCTAAGGAAGGATCAGGTGTCGAAGGAAGTTGGGATACTTGGTCTAAGAATCTTCCTTCTCAATTGTTGGCAAAGCAAAGCCCGGCTTTGGCTAAGAGTCAGTTGAATCTCACTTATGAACGTAGAGTTAATGAATTCGACGAGATCAATAAGCTGACGAATCCAACCGTTCGCAAGAAGCTTCTTGGATCGTTTGCTGATGCGACTGATTCTGCTGCAGTACATCTTCAAGCTGCTGCTATGCCTGGACAGGCAACAAAGGTAATTCTGCCTGTTACATCAATGAAGCCGAATGAAGTTCATGCGCCTACTTTGGCCAATGGAACACGTGTAGCTTTGGTCAGGTTTCCGCATGGTGGAACGTTTGAGATTCCCCAGTTGACGGTGAACAATCGTAATCCTGAAGCACGTAAATTGCTTGGAGCTCATGCTGAGGATGCGATTGGCATTCATCATTCTGTCGCTGAGCGTTTGTCAGGCGCTGACTTTGATGGCGATACGGTACTACTCATTCCCAATAACAAGGGATCGATTCAAAGCACTCCTGCTCTTGAAGGTTTGAAGGGGTTTGATCCTCATCATTCGTATCCTGCATACGATGGGATGAGAACTATCGATGGCGGTATCTACAACGCCAAGACTCGAAAGGTTGACTATCAAGGTCGTAATCCTATCTCTGCTCGTAAGCAGCAAGAGATGGGGAAGATCTCGAATCTAATCACTGACATGACGGTTCATGGAGCTAAGGCGGACGAACTTGCCCGTGCTGTTCGTCATTCCATGGTCGTCATTGATTCAGAGAAACACAGCCTTGATTTCAAAGCATCTGAGAGAGATAATGGAATCGCTCAGTTGAGAGAGAAGTATCAGCCTAAGCCTGGCGGTAAGAGAGCAGGCGGTGCTTCTACTCTTTTGTCAAGAGCAGGCGCTGAGTATCGCATTCCTCAGAGAGTTCTCAGATCACCTGCTAAAGGTGGGCCTATAGATCCTGTTACGGGAAAGAAAGTTTACGAAGAGACTGGACGCATGGTTCCAGAACGTAAGCCTAGAATAAACCCCCAGACAGGTAAAAGAGAGTACGTATCAACGGGCAAGATGGTGAAGAAGATGGAAGTACATGAACGTCTTGCTGTAACCGAAGACGCTATGAAGCTTCTATCTAGTACACATGGTACTCCCATTGAGGTCATCTATGCTGAGCATTCGAATAAGCTGAAGTCCTTGGCCAACGATGCAAGGAAAGCAACGCTTGGTATCGAGCCAACCAAGTATTCGAAGTCAGCGAAATCCGTATATGCAAATGAAGTGGCCTCACTCGATTCTAAATTGAACCTGGCCGAAAAGAACGCGCCCCTCGAAAGACAGGCCCAGGTAATTGCAGAGACCCAGGTATCCCAGAAGCGCCAAGCTAATCCAGGTATGGATCCATCTGATGTAACAAAGATCAGGAATCAGGCGTTGACTGAGGCAAGAGTTAGAACAGGCGCAAAGAAGAATATGATTGTACTAACCCAGGCCGAATGGGATGCTATACAAGCTGGTGCTATCAGTACTAGTAAGCTAGATAAGATACTTAGACACAGTGATCTAGACACAGTCAAGAAGCTAGCACAACCTAAGTATCAACCTAAGATGACTACAACCAAGATAGTTAGGGCTAAGCAGATGCTTGACTCTGGCTTCACTCAGGCTGAAGTAGCACAGCATCTTGGTGTCTCCCTGTCTACACTCAAGACTAGTATCAGTGAGTGAGGTGAGTATGACTGATACTACACCAACAGAGTACATGCTAACAACTGTAGACAATCCATTCGATCCGTTCGATGAGTTCAATGAATGGTTGGCTTACGATACTAGACTTGGTTATGATACGCCAGGTATGTTAGCGAGGATAGCAAAAGTTTCAAATGATTTGTCTGAACCTGACCAGGCATTGGCTATACAACAAGCTATTGATGAGATTGTAACCGAGAACGTCTCAGGTATGTGGCGTAAAGTTTCAAAAAATTCTTTGCAAAATTTATAAAAATTTCTACCAAAGAAATGGAAAATTTTTACCAAGAGTGGTCAAGTTGATAGGGGGCGGGGGGTCGAAAATAACACCCCCCCTATGCAT